AACGGCATTTAATTCAAATATGGTGGTGAATGAGTCTTTCCTAGACTCAGCAACCTTAAGAGAAAATGTTGTTTCTTTAGCAAGAAATATTGGTTACGTACCTAGGTCTAGAAGCGCCTCTAAGGCACAAGTCATTATTACCGTACCAACTACCTCAACTAGTGCTACAGCGACTCTACAGGCGGGTCTAGTGTGCGTTGGATCGAAAGATGACACCTCCTATGTCTTCTCTTTACCAGAAAATGTAACAACCACTATCAATGGTGGATATGCTACATTTGGAACCACTACATCTCCAGTTGAGATTTATCAAGGAACATTTCTCAGAAAGCAATTTACCGTAAATGGATCTCTTGATCAACGTTTTGTTCTAGACAACTCTGGTATTGATACTCAAACGCTCGTAGTTTATGTAAAAGGACCAAGTGATAGTGGTCTTGGTAGAGAATATTCGAAGATTGATAACATTGTTGGCGTTACAACGACTTCTGAAACATACCTCTTACAAGAAGTTCAAGATGAAAAGTATGAACTTCTTTTTGGTGATGGATATTTTGGTAAAAAACTTCAGGACACGAGTGTAATTACTGCAACATATGTCGTAACAGACGGTAAAGATGGTGATGGTGCATCTAACTTTACCTATGCAGGTTCTTTAAGAAATTCAGATAACAATATTTTCCTACCAAGCGACTCTGTAACAGTAACAACTGTCAGTAAAGCTTCAAATGGTGGTGAAATTGAACCAATATCTTCTATCAAGTATTTTGCACCTAGACTTTATGCTTCACAATATAGAGCAGTAACACCTAGAGACTACGAAGCAATTATACAACAAATATACACAAATACTGAATCTGTATCTGTTATAGGTGGGGAAGACTTAAATCCACCAAGATATGGAACTGTTTATATTAGCATTAAACCAAAGAATGGTGATTATCTCTCAGACTTTGATAAGGAATTTATTCTTTCGAAACTAAAGCAATATGCAGTAAGTGGAATTAATCAGGAAATTATTGATCTCAAAGTTCTATATGTTGAGATTGACTCCGCAATTTACTATAATCCTTCACAAACTTCAGCCGCTTCAAGTCTCAAGAGTTCTGTTGTTTCTGCTCTGAATACTTATTCCGAGTCTGTTGATATGAATAAGTTTGGGGGAAGATTCAAGTATAGTAAACTCTTACAAGTTATTGATAATGTTGACCGCTCAATTACGTCAAACATTACCAAAGTCAGAATTAGAAGAAATTTAAAGACTTTACCAAATCAATTTGTACAATATGAATTGTGTTTTGGAAATGAATTCCATATCAATCCAGATGGATTTAATATTAAGAGTACTGGGTTTAAAATTTCTGGAAGCACTGATACTGTTTACTTGACTGATATTCCCAAAAAAGATGCTTCTGGGAAAAAACTTGACGGAAGTAAAATGGGTTCTATATCGGTCGTTAAGAAGACTTCTCAGAATACGTATTCCACAGTTATTGTTTCTGCAGGAACAGTAAATTATTCTACTGGTGAAATTGTTTTAGGACCACTTAACGTTACTTCAACAGAAAAAGAAAATAATGTAATTGAGGTTCAGGCGTTCCCAGAATCAAATGATGTTGTGGGATTAACAGATCTTTATTTGAGTTTCAGCGTTGCTGATAGTGAAATAAATATGCTTAAGGATGTGATATCTTCTGGAGAAAATATTTCAGGAGTTACCTTTACAAAAGATTACTATACTTCAAGTTATTCAAACGGGGATTTAGAGAGGAAATAAAACATGATCGAAACTGGGTTTGATAAGAGAGTTAAAGTCCAGCAAATTATTGACAACCAACTTCCAGAATTTTTACTATCAGAATCTCCTAAAGCGTCTGAGTTTTTAAAACAGTATTATATTTCTCAGGAGTATCAGGGTGGTCCTGTAGATATTGTTGACAATTTAGATCAATATCTTAAGTTAGATAATCTAACTCCAGAAGTAGTTAATGGATATACAACTCTTTCCTCTAATATAACAGATAATTCAAGTATAGTTCAAGTAAATACTACTAAAGGGTTTCCATCTGAGTATGGATTACTCAAGATTGACAATGAAATTATCACTTATACTGGTATAACAACAAATTCATTTACCGGTTGTGTTAGAGGATTTAGTGGAATCACTTCATATCGTGATTCTATTAATCCTTCAGAACTAGTATTTTCAACGTCAAGTGCTGGGATACACACTGCAGGCGCTGCTGTACAAAATTTAAGCGCGTTATTCTTACAGGAATTTTATAAAAAAATCAGATATAGTTTATCCCCTGGACTAGAGAATTCAACGTTTACTCAGAATCTAGACGTAAGTAATTTCATTAAAGAGTCTAGAAGTTTTTACTCTTCAAAGGGAACTGAAGAATCTTTTAAAATTCTATTCAAGGTTCTTTATGGTGAAAATATTAAGGTATTAGACTTAGAACAGTATCTAATCAAACCCTCAACAGCAAAATTCTTAAGAAGACAAATTATTATTGCTGAAAAATTATCTGGTGATCCAGCAAATCTTATTGGACAAACAATTACAAAATCTACAGACCCAACAACAAAGGGATCTGTATCTGAAGTAGAAATTATAAGCAGATCTGGAAGAACTTATTATAAGATTTCACTATTCATTGGTTACGACGAAACCAATTTGACAGAGGGTGAATTTAATATCACACCAAAAACTAAAGCAGTTAATGCAGTATCCGTTGGTTCTTCAGTTATAACTGTAGATTCGACTATTGGATTTGGTAATACAGGTACTATAATTTCTGGAAATAATGCAATTACCTATCTTGATAAAAGTGTTAATCAGTTTTTAGATTGCACAAATGTAACTCAATCAATCTCAAAGGCAGGTACGATTCGTTCCAATGAAATTGTCTTTGGATATGAAAACGGAGATACTACTAAAAAAGTAGAACTGATTATAACAGGTGTTCTCTCAGAATTTTATGCTCCAGATATCACTGGAGTATCTGAAAATGAGAAGATAACTGTTAAGAATCTAGGAAAAGTTATTAATAATCCAGGGTCTAATAAATCGTATACAGAAATTTTCACCAATTCTTGGATTTACAATACAAGTTCAAGATATTACATTGATTCTTTCTCAGGATCTACATTAACCCTCTTAAGTGAAATTGACAAATCAAGTCTCAAAGTTAATGATTCTGTTGAGATTGTACTGAGAGGAACTCAAACAGTTGTTCATACTGGTGCTAGTGTACAGTCAATTAATCCAACTAACAATCAGGTCGTTCTTTCTGGACTAACTGGATTTTCTCCATCAGTCTCTTTAAATTATGATTTAAGAAGAGTATTGAATACTGCCAACAGTAGTGGTTCTGCAATAAAGTATGGCAATAATTCTATAATCTCGGATATACAAAATGTATATGTCGAAGACGATGAATCATATGCATACGTTGCATCCAATTCATTACCTTCATATACAATAACTAAAAATATTACTTTATCCGAAATACCAGAGGCAACAGGAGTTTCTGCAGAAGGAGTTTCCACAGGATATCTACAAGGATTTAATAGTACAACACTTAAGTTTTCTATTATATCATTCTCAAGCAACACTAAACTAATCACCGGTGATAGAGTTGTATATTTTGCAAGCAATCAAACAATCCCCGGATTAATTTCTGGTTCATCTTACTATGTTGAAGTTTTATCATCTGGAAATAAAATAAAATTATATCAATCACCTTCTTTCATAGGAACTGATTATTATATTGAATTTGATTCTTTATCTGCTGGAACTGGAACACACAGATTTGTTCTTTATAGGCATAAGTCACTTTATCTAAGTCCACAAAAACTACTTAAAAAATTCCCATTATCACAAAGTTATCAATCTGGAGATGGTGATAAAACACTTCCAGGTGGAATTGGAATGCTTATTAATGGTGTTGAAATTATTAGTCCAAAGACTGATGACAGAATTTATTATGGACCACTGTCGCAATTTAAAGTTGTAAATGGTGGTAGAAATTATGATGTAATCAATCCACCAAATATAACAATTTCTGCTGGTGTTGGAACAACTGCTCTGGTTCAACCAGTTCTTAGTGGAAGTGTTAAGTATGTTTATGTTGAACCACAAGACTTCGATATTGGTACGGTTGTTTCTGCGACTATATCTGGTGGTAATGGTTCTGGAGCAATTTTACAACCATATATTGCAAAAAGATATAGAGAACTTGAATTTGATTCAAGACAAAATATTTTTGGTGGCGGAGTAGATGTTACTAATGAAACAATAACCTTTGGTAAAAATCATAATTTCAAGAATGGTGATCCTATTGTTTATTATAACAATGGCAATAATAGTTTAGGAATCGCAACATATTTTGGTTCAAATTTATATTACAAAA